CTTTTTTAACTTCTAAGTCCCAACCTAAATTTCCTGGATGCTGATCTTCGAATTTCTGAAGGATTGAATCAGCCGGTTTTTTACTATTAATCATTTCCATCTTGATCTTTTTTAAAAAATTCGTGTATTAAATATGCTGCAAATGATAATATACAAGCGGATCCTAAAAATACGGAATATGCTGTAATTATTTGATCTTCTATTATTAACATGATATAATTAATTTAATTCGTCCAAATCTAAACTATCTTGTAATCTGTGTAATTCTTTTTTTAACATAGTAGGAGTATCACCTTTATGATATCTAGTGTCAGGATCTAGTTCCTTAATCTGCTCAGCTAAATCTATTCTATACCCTCTATCATAGAATTCAGTTTCAATGGCATCAGCTAAGAATTGCATTTCATTTGTACCAGTTACACTTATTCTAAGATCATAGTCAGACCATTTAGTTTTATAATCCCATATCAAACAACCTTTAGTGAGGTTGTTTTTTAGATTGTGTAGCTTTCTATTTCTCACTCTAACAATAGAATTATCAGAACCGAATAAATGCAACAATCTAATTAACCACCGTGGACACCAAAAAGGTTTTGCTTTGTAGTCCATGTAAATTACTAAAGGTTCCATCGCTTTGAATATTGGACCTTCCTCTCTCCATGGAACTGAACCTAAATAACCGTACTTCTCGTAAAATGTTTTGGGAAAGAATACTACTCTTAGATCCTCTAATGTAATATCTTTAGTATGCACTGGGCCTACTTTTGCCTTTTTACCTTTAAATAATATCATAATATTTATTTTAATTGTTTAAGCATCTCTTCCAAAGAAGCAATTCTCTTATTATAAACCTTCAATTCTTCAGATGTCATACCAGCACCCATTCTATATCTCCATCTAAATTCGCAATGAAAAAATGCGGGTTTAATTGGTCCTTTCGTAAATGTATTTGGGTACTTTTTGGAACACTCTCTGTATTCTTCGTCTGTTAAGATACTTTCTACCCAGATCGGTTTTCCTTCTTGTGGATTTGCCATTATTTCTTTTTTATTAATTCAATTAATTTATTAAGACAAGCTAGTTCTGCTTCTTCGTAGGTATCAAAGTCTCTGCTGAAAAAAGGTTGAGTATCTACTCCATTACCCATCTTCATTGTATAATCATATATCCATTCATTAGGGCTATCCACATCATAAACTCTAACATCTACGAAACTCCTTAACTTATGCTTCTCTCTAAACCATCTAAATGCTTGTTGGTATAGTGGTGCAGATAATATAAACTTATCACCAATAACTAATGTTTCATTTATTCCATCAAATTCGCTTTTAGTCGCAAACTCCCAATTTTTACCATTAGTAGTAAAATAATATGCAAAACACTCTTCATCATAACCTAACTCTTTTAGCGCTAATACTTGTTCGTATGGTATAAATTCTTTATTCATAACTATTGTTTTACTATTTTAATTAATTTTTTAAGACAAGCAAGTTCTGCTTCTTCATGGGAATGGTATGGCATATTTGTATAAAATACTTCTTCCTCATTATTTTCTAATATGACGTAATCATATTTTATAGGAGAAGCTGCACCTACTACAAAAACTGTTTCTATGTATGAATATAGTCCATACTTCTCTCTAAACCATCTGAATGCTTGTTGATATAGTGGAGAACTACACGCTTTATCTAAAAAATTACTATTGACCCAATCACTTGGACTTTCATTCATACCAAATTCTGTCTCTAAAAAATACTCGGTAAAATTACTTGGTATTAGTGACGACCGATACCAACCAAAACAAGGTTCATCAAAACCTAATTCTTTTAAAGATAATGCTTGTTCGTATGGTATAAATTCTTTATTCATTACTTTTTATTTTAAAGATTTTATATGTTTGCAATCTTTGCCTCTTCCAAATCCGTGTGCAGGACACGAACACGTCCACACTCCATTATCATTTACAACTTCGTACTTGTTGCCTTTAGTACCTTCAACAAAATACTCGATAGGTTCTACTACTATCACAGGTTTCTGATAAGGTTTATCGTACACAATTGGAGTCCACATTTCTTTTAGTTCTAACCAATCGTACAGTCTGTCCACTTGTTGATAAATTCCTCCTGCCACAATGTAGATGATATTCGTACTTGGACTAGTAAAGCAAATGGGTGGGTATAAAGATTTAAATTGCATAATTATTTTTATTAGTTTATTAAAATATTTTACCAACTTGCTTGATAGTGATAAGAAGAATACAAATCGTCTTCACTAATGGAAGTCTTCAATATGTCTTCAAATATCATTATTGATCTATTAACGTCATTGAAATACCACTCATCATAATCTGTATTTCCAAAAAAGAATCCATTTCCAGTAGGCAATAATTCTGGTGCTTTTGAATGATCGTTACTTACTTCTTTTAATACTTGTAGTAATTCTTCCATTTTATCTTTCTTAACGTAGTACTCTGCACAATCGTCTTTACCTCCTTGTACATTATTAACGAACCACAAATGAAGAGCATTGAACTTTCTCCAATACCCAACTTCTTGCTCTATCATTGATACTTTTGAAGGATCGATAGACTTTACCGATTCTCCGTTTCTTGTAACTGTTACTAACGTAGTTTCTTTGTCTGAATAAAAGCTGTAGTTCTTAACGTTAGTTTTCTTGTGTAAATACATGTCTAATCCCATAACTTTAATTTTTAATTTTTATGATTACTTTATTTTTTCGATCTTAATTTTGTGTAATTTATTTTTTATATAATTTTGAATCATCGTGTTCGTTATAACTATAATCTACTTTAATTACCTTTTCTAGGCACTTCTCTTTAACTGTACCAATTAATCTGTCTTCAATAAACACTTGACCAATGCCATCGTGTGGATCCAAATCTATATCATCGTATTTATCGCAAGCTTCTTGGTAAGAATAAAAAGGTCCAAAAGTTTCTGAATCTTTTTCTGAATAACCTTCCAATAATTCGTAGTCGCTACAATCAAAATCTTCTCTAATCATTATGTAAGCGCCACAAGTAACGAACCACACGTTAGGAGTTTTACCGTCACCTACCAATTCTCTTGCCAATTCCTCGGCGCTAGATAGTCGTACTTCTTTCTCAAAGGGTTCTGGAATGTTTACTTCGTCGTACAGTACCACATCATTTTTATCTATTGTTTGTTGAAATATATTTTTTCCACCACCATTTCCTTTGCACTCTAAAGTTTCATCATCAACGAAAACAACTTCTACAATTTCTTGCATTTCAAATCCGTGATAACCTGTCTTTCCAACTATTTTTACTTTGTCGCCTACTTTGAATTCCAACTTTTGTTTCATATTTTTATAATGTTTAAAATGATTTTCTAATTTCAATTCGATCTGAGCTCTAGTTTCTCCATTGTATTCAGACTGTCTTATTGTTTTTCCGTTTTCAAATCTATAGGCTGGAAATAATAAAAAGTTTGCAGTGCCACTATCGAACCAATTTGGTATCGGTGCTACTACCATCCAAAGACCGTTCTTAATTCTATTAACAAAACCTAAACGTCTTAAATAAGATCTGTAAGTATTTGTTCTGTAGAATTCGTTACCGTGTCTTTTCCATGCTGTTACACTTTCAATACCGTTCATAGCAGCATGTAATTCTTTTGTAGTAAACGTGCTATTCACTTCACGACTATTGATAAATGACTTGACTGATTGAAATAAATTCATAACTTTAATTTTATTGGTTAATACCGCGTGATAGCGGTTTCGACTATTGAAGTCTCATCAGTTAACCTATGTCAACTAACGATAATCTCGTACTGAGCGTTCCATATTTCTTCCATTTCGATTAAAAACTGTTCTGTTCGTTTTTTTGAAATTTCATTTTTGTCTAATAATCCTGAATATAGAATACCTTTTAAATGACCTCTAAAAGAACCGATCATTTGACACTTGATATCGTTCTTTATACTATCTAATTCTGAATAACTTTTTACTGATTTTGGTACTTGTATTGTCATAACTTTAATTTTTAATTTTATTAATCCCAATCTTGATGGTGTTCTGCTTTAATGTAACACACTGCTAATATCGCAAGCGATACAAAACAAATAATAAGATAGACTGTAAACACATTTTTATTTTTTAGTTTTTTGAAGCAAACATTTTTCTACCGTTACTCATGAATGTATCGTATGCCTCTACACCCATAGATTCTCTTAACTCTTCAATGAACTGATCTAATTGATCTTTTAAAGACACAGCTTGAAAATACTTCTCATTGTCAACTGCTTCTTTTAATTCCCAATTAGTATCTAAAACTTTGCTAAACAATTCGATTTGTGTGTTTGTCATAATTTTTATTTTTAATTTTATTACGCAATTTTTTTACCCATTTCTATGTCTCTACGAAGACTTTTAATTCCTAACATATACTCGTTACAAATAATATTTCCACGTTTCATACCTCTCGCGCCTTTAACTCTATTAAACACTCTTAATCTACCTGCGTAGGCGATTTTTGCAGCTTCGTATTCTTTACCTTTAAAAGAAATTACGTAGCGACCTTCACCTATTTTTGTTATTTCAGCTAGTGCATTTTCTACTGGCACTTTGGGTTTTTCAAGAATGGTAATACTGCTAATACTAGAAAAATAATAGCTCTCAGCTTTTCTTTTACCTGTAGCTAACAATTCAAACGTCATCTTTGATAGATCTATGCTTTTAACAATACCTGTAATTTCCACAGATCCTTGAGATCCTGAGCCCATACCATAATTGTAATTGTACTTAATTGATATAAAATCGTTTACTTGAAAATTTCTTGAGTTTGTCATAACTTTTATTTTTTAATGGTTGAATTTAATTTATATTCGTAACTATGAATAAGATTAGTTTCTATACGATGTGCTTCAGCTTTACCACATATGATATCTATTATTGATACGTCGTACACATCGTGTCCGTACTTACGCATATCATTGTATAATGCCCAATCTTTATTTTCAGTTAACGCTCGCATACAATGTTGGTGAAAACGAATTAACACACTCTTTTTGTATGCTCTTCCACGTGCAACTGTCAATCCTATGTAACGTTTACCATTAACGGTGTTAACGATTTCGTAGATAATGTGGTTGCGATCTGTGCGTTTTTTGCTCATGTGGATGGTAATTGAATATAGTAAATATACGACACAATATTGACATAAAAAAATCCAAATAGAAAAAAGCCTATTGGAAATCAATCAGTTGTGCCAGAATGTAAGCAGGGAGCAATCATAACTCGTTGGTTATCAATGGAGAACTTTTTTATTGGAAACCAATCAGTTATGAGTCAGGCTTTGGGGATCAGCCAGTTACGTATTTAAATTTTTCTATCTATAAGTAGGTTCTCATCGTCACCTAAATCGGGTTTTTCGTACTTTATTTCGCGTACCATATTTTGTAAATCGATTAGATCTTGATCTTCTTGGTTTTTATAATCGATTAAATCTTCTTCGTGTTTATATCTTCCTTCGTCTAAGAAAGCTTGCATCTTTTCTATCTCTTTTAACACATTTTCGTCTATATTGTAGAATAGTAAATTGGACTCGAAAGAAGTTTCATCACCAACAAGTGGACTCGATTGGATATTTCTTAGTACTCGTCCACTAAAACTGTCAAACACATTAATGAAGTAGCAATTGTAACAAAGCCACCTGATATTTTCTATTTGCCAGTTTCTGCGGTCACCGTCAACAAAGTGTAATAATAGTGGTTGCTTTCCGTCTTTTACTCTTTTTTCGTGATAACCACAGTGTTCGCACTCTTCTTTGTGCAATCCGTGTAGGATTAGCATCTTCTTTAAAATCACCACCCTTGCAGGACTAGTCCACTTTCTGTAAGTAAGTAGATTGTCTATTTGTTTTTGATAAAGTCTTGGTAGATTTTCTTTGTGTTTTCTAGGTCTTTGTGCATTGGGATTGCCGTACTTTCTGTGAATTTCGTAGAGAGTTTTTCCTGTCTCAAGGTCAATGTACATGCTTGCGTACTTAACCCAAGTTTTGAAGTTAATTCCCATGTATCGACAAGCTTCGGCTATAGTACGAGAATTGGCCATGGAATCCCTAATCTCGTCTTCGGTCAATTGTAAACCTAAATGGGGAAATCCTAATGCCTTACTTTGTTCCCACGGTAATTTCTTCTGGTATTTCTTCCTCCTACCCTTCATCTATTTTTGGGTTCATCATAACTAATAAATTCCAAAGATCGTAAGGATTCTGTAACAATATTTCTTGGCCATCTGTAGTTTTCATGGCATTTAGTGTACCATCATCATTCATCCTATCATATAGATAAAAACTAATAACGTCTGTGCAAGCTTCTCCAAAGCTCAAGATCATTAACATATCTATTGTCTGAATATACTTATCTTCGTATTTAAATAGATCGATCTGGAGCTCTTGGTACGCGATGTTAGATCTTACTATTGTTTCTTCTAAGGTATTTATTAATGTGAAGAATAATTCTCTTCGTCTTTCTGATTGAGTTCTTTTTTTTCTTCTTATCGATGATTTTGCTCCTAATAACGAATCTACTGCTGATTGTATTTCTTTATATTCGTCTGCCATTTTTACTTTTTAGAGTTTTTCAATGTTTCAATCATTTTTGATATGTGGATGCACATTTCATAATCTTCTGCAGGATCTTCAATATACCAATTAAGACATACTGTAAGTGCATCTACCCAATAATGTTTATGTAATTCTACATAGTTGTTAGAACTGTTTATTTCAAATATGGAAGCAAAAGTTTTTTTACTTGTTAATGCGTCTTCTATTGCTTTAGGTACCTCAGTTTTAAGAAGTGTTTTAAGTATATTAGAATCTTTTATTTGATCTGCTGTTAATTGATCTATGTTATCAAAGATAGCGCGTGTAGTTTTTCTTTTTTTCATAACTTTTAGTATAAATTATTAAAATAATGATCCTGATGCTAAGATGTGCCACTGTGGTGCAAAAGAAGCATACTCAACAAATAATCTCATATAAGCGCCCGGTGCTAATGATCTAGAAGTAAAAGCTCCTCCAAGTGTATTAATAGATGTGGCTGAATCTTTTGGACTTGGTATTATTTGAGCAGCATTACTTCCAACTGTGTTAATTATAATAATTTCTTCTGAATATATCGGACTTATTGGTGTTGTACCATTACTAGTTAAATCATATAAATATAAACTTGTTTTTGAATTACTTGATTCATTGCAAGTTATATAATATAATTTATTTCCAGAAGGAATAAATCTATTTCCAGTAGAGCCCGACATATCATTCATACTACCAGCAAAAGATCCAATAGACGCATAATGTTTTAAAGGTCCTGACGCTGCAGAAGCGGTAGTTTGAACTACTAAACTTCCGGGAGAAAATACTAATGATCCAGTTAAACTAGTTATTACATTAATAGATCCCGTTAAATTTAACCCATTAGTAATTCTGATTGATCCAGTTATATCAACACTACCTGTAACTAAGAAACCGCCTATTACAGCTGAAGACCCTGAAACAATCAAATCTAAAGTTGCCGGTGTATTAATAGTTATTGGACCTGTAAAAGTATTTGATCCAGTGGTTGCAAAATTAAAAGATCCACTTAAAGAATTTGCTAAATTTGCTATAGAAATTTGAGATGTGTTATTTGATGCCACTATAGGAACAACATCTATATTTAATACTGATGTTACTACTGGAAGTTGAGATATTGTTACGTTTGACATATTTAATTATTGTGTTGATATAGTTGAACCATTTTCTGTTGTTAATATTCTACCTAAAGAGTCAAGTAAATAAAAAGTTGGTATTGTAGGTGGATTAGTAGGTATATTTGTTCCACTTGAATTTTTTTGAGAGGAAAATAATAAATTTGGATCTATAGATCCCCTCATTTTTTCTATATAATTAGTAGGGTTTTGTTGAATAGAAAATGTACTTCCTTTACCGTTGGTAAGATTTTTTTTAAATAAGTCTAATAAGAATTTACTACTCACCTTTTAAAGTTTTCATTAACCAACTAGATATGGCGTTAAGGGGAACTATAAAAGAAGCCACGTTTAAATATGCATTTCTTTCATTATAATCTATAGGAATTCCTGCTTCACCGAATTTCTTTTGTAATGCTACCGAAATCTTATTTGCATACTCTTGTTTTTTTCTTGGATCTTGTATCTTTTCTTTAGGCAAAATGAATTGCATATTTATGCCTTTCTTTGAATCTGCAGAAGATAAATCAAATTGTAAGGGTATGCTAACCTTTTCTCCGTCAACTGTTAAGCTAACCGAATATCTTGGAGTTGAAAGTATATTTGCCATTCTAAATAATCTTTGGTAATAAATATCAAATTAAGTGGTAGGAAATAGTGGTTCAATAGGTATTTGTATTGGATTCATTTTTCTAATACTAAGAATCATGCTTCCTAATTGATAATCTCCAATTTCATCAACTTGCGCAATAGTAAATTGTAAATACTTTAGCATTTCTGCTGATTTGTTATCAAATTCATTTATTGATATAACAAGAAGTACGTCGTTTGTAGGCTCTTCATTTATTTTGAACTTACTCTTTAGATCTATTAATGTATTTGGTTGCTCATTTTTAATATATTCAGAAACTATATCTTCATCGCTTATGTAAATGTTCGAACACCATGGTTCTAATATGTCCATTAATAGAGTATTATAACTGGATCCTTGTAAAACAATTCCAATATCATATTTCTTTGGAATAATGGGTAGTTGATATTCATCATTTTGAATCCAACTTCCCCATTTTCTAAGATAGTTTCTAGCGGATTTGTTACTAGCATTTTGAAAATATGCGTCGTCTTGACCTATTTTTTCTGTCCATCGATGTCCTCTACAAGTTAAATGGTATACAAGAGCATCTCTTGATTGAATTAATTCGTAACCCGCTAACATCCATCTTTGGAATATATCAGAATCTTCGTAAGGAAAAGGTGCGAATATTCTATCATGTCCTCCCACCATATCAAAATCTTTCCTATATAAAATCCAAGGAGCAAACATGCCTTTAGTAGTTTTTATTCCATTATCAAAAAAACTATCTTGTACCATTGTTTGATATTTTATTACAAACTCTTCAAACTCTGGAATATTTAAGGAATCGAAATCCATGCCGAAGTCTTTAATAATTTTTTCTTTTCCTTCTGGATGTAAAGGAGGTTCTATTCTAGTTCCACATACTACCATACCAGGTTTTAAATGCTTAAGTATGTTCTCTATATAGTTTGGACCTATGATCATATCTGCATGTAATACTCCTACAATTAAAGTTCTAGCTAATACCATACCTTTATCGTATAAAATTGTGTGACCTACTCTTTCTTCTGATCTATAAATTACACTGATTTGTTTATCGAGTTCTAAAGATTTTAACCATTCAAATGTACCGTCTGTAGATCCATCATCTAATAAAATTACTTTTACTTCTGGTGCGTTTCTTTTAATACTATCATACGCATTTTTTAAATGTCTTAAATTATTGTAAGCAGGTATAACTAATGTAACGTCTTTTTGTGTTAACATAATTTTAATCTTAGTTGTTGTGGTTCTTTTTTCTTTATGTTTAATTTAAATGGTCCTAATTCATATATTCCTAAATCGTCTGCATCATGATGAATTAGACTTTGTAAGTTTCCTATTAAAGCTTGAAACATATTTTCAGGTTTGATCATATCATTATAATCAACAGTTAATATAATATCATCAGTTAATTCATTTACAAATTTAGATGGTATATTAAATGAAGTATATGGTTTAACATACTTACAATAAGCTTCAGTATCTATGTTAACTTTAATGTGATCAAAATACGGTTCAACACTTAACACTTGTTCATTAGTACAATTTTTTATTTCAAGTCCTATATTGTATTTAATATTTGGTATTGGATCTAATGTGCTAGAGTGTTGAATAAATGCACCCCATTTCCTAATATATTCGTACATTGAAATCGTATTGTTTTGATTCCAATCATCACTCTTCTTTTGAAAATCTTCCATTTTTTCTGCGTGAGCAAATTGACCTCCTCTACAAGTTAGATGGTATACCATGGCATTCCAAGATTGAATTAGATCATATCCGGCTAATTTCATTCTTCTAAATAAGTCTGCGTCTTCAAAAACAGACAAGAATATGGGATCGTGTCCTAAATGCTGATCACGATGTATTAGCCACGGAGCAAAGATACTTTTAGTTATCTTATCACTACCATTCTCTTTTACAAATTGATTAAATTCTTCAATTTTTAAATCCTCTGGCCACATACCAAAATCTTTAACTATTTTTTCTATTCCTTCTGGATGGAGAGGTGGTTCTATTCGCGTGGCGCATACAACATTATTATCAGTTTTTAAATCTAGTAAATGTTTATCTGCATTTGGACCTAATATCATGTCTGCGTGGAATGCGATTACGTAATCGTATTTAGCTTCTAAAAACATTTCATCATAAGCATGCCCGATTCCCAATGGATGAATATAACCATGTTTAATGAATCTAATTCCTTGATCCTTTAACCAATCACAAGTTCCGTCATTATCTTGATCTACGTAAACTAATATTTCATTATCTTTGTAATAAGAATTATCTTTAATAGATTGTATACAAGGTTTTAAATACCTTAAATTATTTTTCGAAGGGATGCAAAATGTTATCATTTAAAAAGGTGTGTATATTTTTTTTTGTTATCTATTAAGTATTTAGGTAATAAATCTTCTCTTATTTCACATTTAAGTGGTCGACCTAATACGTCCATTCCATTATCTAATCTATATTGAATTAAATTTTTGACATCATCA